TCAACATCTGTTTGACTCAAATACAATGGAAACAACGTTTGATTTGATAACAAATACTTTGTGATTCTTTCGCTATACCATTCGGCTTTGTTTTTGCATCTGTCCATTAACACTTGTATTTCGCTAAGACTAGCAGGATTCATGTTGTCTGCATTTTGAACACCAACAGACTTATTAAAATACTTGTAATTTATGTTTAAAGGTAATTCCATACGAACATACCAAATCATGGCAGGCGTGATGTATAAATCCAATAAATTCTTATCGTTATTTGTTAACGTGCTTGCGATAATCTTTGAAGAAATATCATTGTACAAACTCGTGCCTAATATTGGTAAGATATACATATTTTGCACGTCTTTAATTGTTGGTGTTACCACTTTCATATCAACGTTATCTTGCAAAATTGATTCTGCTTTTAATGTTTGTTCGCTTAAAAAAATTGCTGTTGCCATATTACTTTAATTTAACTAATTCTTGATTCCAAATGTGTCTACAAAAAGGCAAGTTTACATCCTTGTTTGGATCGTGATACCATCCACCACGTCTTTTAAAGGCATCATAATTTGGTATGCCATAAATTTGACCTAATTCATCGCTAATGTTTTCTATGTCTTCGCGTGTAAAATACCTTGGATTTGAAATCATAGCATCGCAAAACGCTCTTGACTCACCACCTGGCAACAATGCAGGTGCATCTGGTCTTAGAATATAACGATACCTAATAAATATGTCTTCAAACGTTGGTATGTCCTTATTTGTTCCTTTAGTAGTTATCTTTAAATCTTTATTAATTAATCCATCGCCAATTAAAGTTTCGATTGATGTTTCAATTTTTGTTTTATCAACTTTTAAAATCTTTACTAAATCTTCAACAGAAATCTTTGGCGTTTTCTTTATTAAATCCAATACGCCTTCATCTAATTTGCTAATGAAATCTTGCTTTGAATAAATAAACTTTTTATGTTTAATGCTTGTAAAATTTTCAATTGGTTCGCCATATTTTGAAAACACTTCGTAATCAACTTCGTCATCTGAACTAAAATGCTCACACTTACTAAATGCAGCAGGTGTTGCGCTTGGTATTGTTTCGCCTCCTGATATTGCAGGCTTGCTAACTATTTCACGAATTTCGTTTGCAGTCAATGTGCCTAATACTTTATTTGCAACTAATGGACTTAATGCATTCAAATCATCAACGATTGAGGTGTTTAAATTAGCTTTGATGTCTAGTGGTTTTCTACCTATAATTTGCCTCATTTCATCTTTAGTTAAAATCTGCAATAAAACAGATTCGCTAAACGATGGCATGATAGGCTCGGTTGGTTTGATTTTTAACTTGCCTTTTACTGGTGCAAAATAATCAAACACTTGTTGTTGTGTTGCTTGCTTTGGTGCAACATAAGTGTTTTGGAATAAATTATAAGCGTCAACCAATTCACTTCTTCCACCCAATTGGCCTTCTACACGCACTCCAAATAACATAGGTGAGGTAATCTTATGCCCGACAAATATTTCTTCTTGTATCGTCTTGTTTAAAGCGTTGTATTTGTCAGCAAAATCTCCTGCGGATAAATCTAAAATCTCAGGAACCATGTTTGGATCGTCTACGAAATCAATTACAAATGTTCCTGCTTTATCCGTTGGGGCAAACTTTGCTTTCATCCGCTTTTCAACTGACTTTATTTCCTCGTTTGATGGCACACCATTTTTGAAAACAATTAACTTTGAACCTTTGAATCCATTCTGTATTTCTGCTCTATGGAAATTGGCAATCTCAGCATCGGTAATAATAGCAGGCACTGCGCCAATGTACTCAGGTAATGTGTAAGTATTTAAACCTGGTCTGTATGACTTATAATAAAATATCCAATCCTTTTGCTTTTTAGTTTCGTCATAAGGTTCAACTACAAAATATTGGTCTGCTTTAATGTTTGTATTTTCACTGCCATCTTCGTTCAACCAACAATCGGAAATGTAAAACTTTTCGTTTTTTTCATCACTTCTAATTTTTGAATAATCTATATGGTACAAATCAAACTTTTTTCCGCTTTTTGATGGTATGCCATGCAAATAAAACCCGCCAAACAATTCATTATCTAAAGTGGTTTTGCCCATTATATCGTCAAGCGATTCATAAGGATTTGGATGATCAATAAAAGCTTGCAACGCAACAATGCTATCGCCATCCATATTGGTTTGATCAAAATAAAATCCTTGACCTTTTATGTATGTTTGCTTTGATGTTAAGATTGCGTTATGCTTTGCCGAACGATTAAACAACGTAAGCAAAAACTCAGGATAATTATTTGTTTCGCCATATTTAACGAATGGTATTTTATCCGACTTTTTAGGCTCAATAAATTGCGGCACTTTGTCGTTCGTGAATTGAACCGACATTAAAGATTCATAATTGTTTTCTCTCATTCTGGGTTATAAATAATTGTTGTTGTTGATAACGGGTTGTAATCTGTTGTTTGTAATTCGTCAGGCACAACCCAAACCAAACCAACTTCAACTGTTTTAGTAATAAAAGGAACTGCTGCCAATGCATTTGCCAATCCTGTTGTATTGGCTAAACTTGTTTGATAAATTGTGTAATCATAAAACCCTTCGTTGTCTAGACTTACTTCGCCATTTAACGTGTTTGCATTTGCTTTTTCAATTACTTGAAATTGATTGTAGCGTTGTTTGAATGCAGATGTATCTGTTGCAATAAAATAATAATTTACTCCGCTTTGCTGATTCTTAAAAAGAAACAAATAAATCGGATTGCTAATAGTTGCGTTTTCCGTTAGCGTAACAGTTACATTATTGGTGTATGTTTTTCTGAATTCTATCACAATTTAATATATAAAATAAAACAAAAATTGCTAAACAAAAAAGGCTACCACAATGGATAGCCTTCTCTGTACAACTAACAACAACTTTCTTTTAAGTAAGTAAGGCAGCAATAATGCTTGAATCAACTTCGTTTGCCAATGCTTTTTCCATTCCTGTAAAAGTCAATTGGTAACCTTGAAATTCATTCATTGCTTGGCCTGAATTAGCAGAACCTGCAGTCACTTCCATTCCGTTTAATTTACCGAATAAAAAGTAACTATCATCTTTGGTTTTAACAATTACAATTGTTCTGTTCTTAATCAATTGCTCAAGCACAATTTGTGTTTCGTATTGCAATTTTGAAAAGTTTCCAACAACCGATTGCTCATAAGCAACAGTTCCTGCTGCCGCATCTGCTTGGATATTTTGAGTGAAATTATTCGCTCCTCTTGGCAATAAAGCATACTGGTAAAATTTCTTTCCAGCAGCCTTAGTGATTGCAGTCACAAAGCCACTTGCATTTTCTGTTATAGTAGTTACGTTGGCAAGTTCGGTGATGTAGATGGCTGATATGCCACCTACAACATCCTTACAATCTAATGCGTAACCACTTACTATTGCGCAAGGCATAATTAATATGTAAATTTAACTACTTGTGAAGTAATACCAACTTGTGTTCCCATTTTAAACTTAACTCGTAAGTTTACAGTGTCATAGTCTTCGCTATACCAAACTCTCATTTCTTCTTCTTCGTTCTCTAAGTCAACACCCAAGAACATGTTTGAAGTTCTTAAAGCATAAGCAGCGTTAACGCCTGTTAAACCATTAACTGGAACAATCATAACGTTAGTTCCATAGATTGGAAACTCAGCCAATGGATCGGTTGATGGATTAAAATGAAATAAGTTTGCTGCTTTTAAAGCGTTTAAATAAAGTCTTGCTTTATCAACACCCATAAAAACTTTCAAATCAGTTTTGTCAAGTAATGCAGCAGGAATAGCATTGTAAATCATATCTCCAACGCTTAATACATTTGCGGCAGTGATTGAAGTTACAACTGTTCCAAAAGCAGCAGCGTTAGCTTGAACAGTACCACTTGCAGCGTTGATAATCTTAACAAGTCCATCGAACTTATTTAAGTAATCTTGCCATACAGTGGTGTCACCTTGCCAAATTGCTAATTCTACTTTTTCACCTTGCGAACCCATTACAAACTCCATAAAAGCTTGGTCGATTCCACCTGGCAAAGCCTCATACTGAGAACCTGGCGAAAGCAATAACTGAGTATACTTAGATTCTAAGTCAGCCACGCACCATGATTTTTCAGCTTTGATTTTACCAACTGTTAGCACTCTTGCAGTAATTGAAGTATCGCCTGAAGCGTTAATCAATCCACAAGTGCCACCTGTTTGCCAATACATCTCATCTGTAAGTTGAGGAATTTGGCCACTTGATTTAATGCCTGTTAATTTCTGCATGTAAGTTGCAGTTTTAGGCTCGAAAAACGATTTTACTAATAAAATGTTTTCGTTTGTTTTGACGTAGTTCGTCAAACTTGTTACTACGAATCCCATAATTTTTTGTTATTTATTTATTTAATTTGTTTTGATAATCTTTAAAAATTTCAATTGCACTTTGCTTGTTTGGTATCTTTTTGTAAGTAATATTTCTTGGTGCTTCAACAATTGTTGCAGGCTCGTTTGAAATAGCTTCAACTAACTCAATCACTTTTGCAAACTTATCCGATGTGCTTGTTTCGGTGTTTTTTACTGTTTCGGTAATGGCTGAAAATTTGCTTTCATACTCGGCAAGTTTGTTTTCAATTGCGGTCATTCTTTCAACCATCATTTTAAAGTCTTCAAGATGCTTGATAAACTCAGGATTTGGTTCTGCTGCCATTTCTTCTTCGATTACTTCTTCTTCCTTTTTGCCTTCAATTTTAGTAACTAAACCACCAACAGTTGTAACCATTGTGCCGTCTTCTAATTCATGAACTGCATCAGGTGCAGGCATTACGTTACCATCTTCGCCAACAACCATTATGGCTGTGCCTTCGCCCAAATCATCTTCCCATTGGATGATTGTTCCATCAGCTAATTTAGCTTGCTCAAACTTAGCTTCTACTGTACCGAATTTAATCAAATTTTTGATTTTATCGATTGCGTCTTTACTTGTCATATTTTAATATATTAGATTTTAATTTTATTGTTTTTTTAGTCTTCAATTTGTTTGATAATTTCAATAACCTGCTCAATTATGCTTAATGGTTTTGCATCTACTTGAACCTCTTTAAACATACCTTCAACGCTGAATCCTTTAAATTCTCCGTTGTTTATAAAGTTATCCCAAACATCTTTATTGTCTACCTTGTAAGAAGCAAACCATGATCCATTAGGCAACTTAAATCCATTAGGTGAATTGATTCCTCTTTCGCTATCAATAATAAAAGACTCGATCATGTAAACGCCATCTATGCTTTGCGATGGATCGTGCATTTTATTAACCGAGTTGCCAAATTGATTTTTAGAAAATTTGTTTCTAAGATTATAAATGTCTTCAGCTTCAAATATGCCGTAATATTCGCCTGATTCGTTACGTCTGTAAATTGGCAAACCTGCAACCATTAATGGGCCAGATATAATTTGCTTTTGCTCGTCTGCTTGGAATTTTATAAATCCTTTTTTATCTATTTGCTCTAACTTTCTTTTAGCCCACTCTACACCTGCATCACCGCCCCAAGCTAACCACATCAATCTGCCGCATCCATCACCTAATTCTTTTTGTGAACTTTGTCTGTGGCGTTCAAATGCTGACATTCTTGCAATGGTTTCTCTTGTGATTGGTTCTCCATTAGCTAACTGATTTGCTCGTGCTTTACCGACTGCCGTTCCACAATCGCCCCATCCGTTTTCCTCTGCATATCTCAAAGCGATTTTAGCGTTCTCTTTTGCTGCTTCTGGATAATCATCATAGGTTTCTGCAAATTGCGTACTAAACGCGTGCCAATTCATCTCTATTGCGGGCATATCTACCAACGCAACGGCAGTGATTTCGCTTTCATCTTCGGCATCCACTTTCCAACGATATATTGGTAATTTCTCCATGTCAATTTAATATATAAGTTTATTTAATAGTTGCTTTTTTCTTAATGGAATCTACATTGTTTTGGCTATTAGTAATGTCTGATTCTAAAACATAAACTTTGCCACCTTCATTTTGATTGGTTGTTTTAATTGGATTCGTATTGCCAATGTTTACGTTGCTTGAAGTTGGCCTTACTATTGGAGGCGCAGACGATGGCATACTTGGCATTGAACCTCCACCACCTCCACCACCTGAGTTTGGAACTTGCACAGACATAATCGCTCTAATGTTTGCCAATCCACCTACAACTGCTGCTGCTGCTGCTATTGCTCCAAGTATTGGACTCGCTACTGTAGCCACAGGTAAAAATGCACTTTCGTAAGCCTTTTGTGCAGACAAGTAAGTTGATATGGTAGTTGATGCAATTGCAAGTGCTTTGCCTGCTGCTGTGTTTTTACCTGCTAAATCTGCGAATGCATTTAAAGCATTGGCATAAATTTCTAACTCTTTTGATTTCTGTTCTGATTCTAATTTTGCTAATTTTATACTTGCATCTGTAGCATCTTTTTCAGTGATTAATTTATTTGCATAAAAGTAGTCTAAAACTTGTTTTCGTTCTTCTAATGTTTTAGACTCATCATTGATAGCCTTTAATCCTTTTTCGCGTGTTTCTTCATAGGCTTTAGTTGTATCATCAAATCTCTTGCTTGCTTCTTGAAATCCTTTTCTTGCTTTATCAAGTTGAAAGTCAAGTCTTGCTTGTTCTGCTTCTGCTTCTAATTTTTCTTGCGCTAATTTCTTTTCGGCAAGTACTTTTCTATCATCCTCGCCTTTTTTTCTTATGGCAGTTCTTGTTGTTTCAATTTCAACTAACTTGGCATTGTATTCTTCAGATCCTTTTTCAAGTAACGACAATTCATCTTTTTGTAATTTTAATTTGAATTGTAAAGAATCTTTACCTTGTGCTTCAAGAATTGCTAATTGTTGTTTTCTAGCATTTATTGAATTTTCAATTTTAATCTTTGCATCTTCTTCTGCAAAACCTTCGTTGTATGCCTTAGAAATTCGCTCGCCTAATCCTTTAGCTTCATCAATTGCTTCTGAGAAATCACCTGAAAAAAACTTTCCTATAATTGAACCTAAACCCTTAAAGCCTTCTGTTATTCCTTTGATAGTACCAAACGCTATTTGTCTGAAGTTTGCAAAGAAATCGCCAACAACTTTGAATGCAGGAAATGCATCTGTTATAGCCTTATTAAAAGCCTTCCAATTTACAACTAATGTTCCAACTAAAACTGCAATTGCACCAATACCTGTGGCAATTAACGCACCTCTTAATGTGAATAAAGACTTAATTCCATCTTTTAACTGCGCACCAAATAGTTTTAATGAATCTTGCATTCCAAGCAAACCATTTAAGCCTGTAGCCAATGCGATTGCGCCTTGAGTTTTAACCATTACTTTCTCAAGTTCTTTTGCATCACTTCCAAATATTGCCATTGCACCTTGAGCAGCAGCAAATCCATTTGCTACTCCACCAATTACACCTGCAAATGCTTGGAATTTTGCCTCAGGATTAAATGCTTTAACGGCATTCTTTGCATCTTCCATTTTATCTTGCAATTCTCCTGCTCGTTTAGCAGCAGTCAAGAACGCTTGTGATCCTGGTTCAAGGTTTGCAAGTTCATTTGTTAATGCTCTTAACTCGGCTTTTAACGATTTTACCGATGATGTTGAATTGCCTAGTTTTACTTCGGTTTCAAGTATTATTTTTTCTGTTTCTGCTGCCATTTTATTTTATAGTTTAAACCATTCAACTCCGTTGGTCATAAATTTGTGTGCTTTTTTGTTTTCTATCTCAAATGATTCTGAGTTCGTGCTATCAAATACATCAAGTTTTCCGCTATGATTATTGTAAATTGTTATTTCAATTGATTTATTTGTTTCGAAATTATATCCACTTGCTGGCGTAGGTAAGTAAACATCCTCTGTTATTACGCAGAATTGAGTCGTGTTGTTTAATACACCTTCGGTCGAATCGCTCACTATGGCTACATATTGAGATTCCTTTTCTACAAACTCGCCGTTGTTATAATATTGCAATGTCGGCATTTGCTCACCACCACCAATAGTTCCAATTCCACCATTGCTAGTTCCTTGTGTTGGAACAAATACAGGTGCAACCTTTAACTTTAAAAATTCGCACTTGGCAGGTTCATCAGAGTTTAAATCTGTTGTTATTTTATAAAGTCTGTAGTACTGCCTATCTATCAAATATGAATCTCTAAATGATATATTTTGCAAATCAACATTTGACAAGTGAACCGAACACTTTAAAATCTTTGAATCCTTGTCGGTAATTTCTTCAATTGATTTTTTCCAATACTTATTGTACAAATTATTGTTTGTTAATAGTGGTCTTGTTCCTGCACCAAAGTAGATTGTTTCAGGCATTCCAAAACTTAAATCAAAAGTAGGATTAGCAACATTATCTAAATGGCCTGCATACGCAAATGTGCTTCTAATTGTTGGTGTTATATTTCCCAATAAATAAGTGCCACTAATAGTTGGAACTAATCCGCCATAATATAAAATTCTTGGTTTGGCTGCTGTTGCTTGCCTTATGTTGTCGGCATTAAAAAATCTAATCTTGCTTATAGTTCTATCATTATTACTTGCGTCTGCTAATGGCGTTGGCGCAAATGGTAATTCTATTTTTTTTACTTCTGTCAAAAAATCATTTGATACAGTTACACGCTTAAAACCATATTCGTTTTCGTATTGCTCCAAATATTTAGTGTTATACTCATCCTTATCTTTTTGATAATGAAATTCAAGTGATTTCCATTGCAACGCGCCCATAGGCTCAAGATTGTATTCTTTAGATACGTCAACCTTTTGTGTTAAGTCAATAACGTTAGAACTATAAAAATCATCCCTTGGTTCAATAATTAATTTTTTATCATCGGTTGGATCTGGTTGAAAATAAAGATTAAACATTTTGATTAATCCTTTTAAAAAATCAGCTTGCTTTAGTTGTTTTGGCAACGAATTTGCAAGTTGAATGTTTGTGCCTAAATTATAAACTCCATCCGAGCTATTGAAGAATGATGAACCTGCGTTGAATCTAATTTGTATGTTAGCAGGCGTATTTAAATTTTTAAAAGTTATTACATCAAAATCAACATAAACTATATCGCCATCTTCTAAATAACTTAAAGGACTTTGCCCGTTATATTTAAAATTAAATGTGCTATTTGTAGTAATTGAACCAGTCCAATTTATTCTGAATTGGTCTGCAAATAAAGCGGTTATTACTCCTCCTCTATCTCTTAAAATTGATATATCAAACATTACAACATCATTGGTATATGATGATCCGCCAATGTATTTAACTGTCATATCAAGTTCTGCTCTAAAAATATAATTTCCTAAGTACCCTGATGGCACTGTCCACGAATTACTAGCTATTCCTGCTGGAACTGAATTTTTAATTATGTTTGGAAATAAAATTTTAGTTTGCAAACCAGTTGTGGTCATTGTTATAAATGAACTTGCAGCATTAAATGCAACTTCAAATAACCTATCTTCAACTTCACTTTGTGTCATCCTAAATCCATCGCCAGTGTATGGCATTATTAAGGATTTAAAAATTGTTGATTCAAAAAAATTGCTGCGAAATCTATAGCCAGCATCTTTAAATATTGCATCAACCAAACTTTTGATATAAGTCGCAGGAAATGTTTCCTTGTAATAATAAAATTGCTCGTTTGTCGAATAACCTCTATCAATTAATGGGTAAACATAGCCTACTCCAATAGCAGCAGTCCAAGATGCGTCAATGTTAGTTCCATTCCAAGTGTGATTATAAGCAGATAGGTTTAATTCTGTCAGCATTTTATCGCCTAAATCTTGAAATAGGTTTGCATTTCTGCCAATTACTACAATATCATAGGTTACGTTTTGTTCGTCTTCAATTTTAATATTTGTTAATTGCAATAAACCTCTCATTTGAGGTATGCCATCACGAAATAATATGCAGTTTACTTTTATATTTGGATTAAATCCGCCACTTATAACAGAATTATTGACCTCAAATATGTTTGAAAATATAGTGTTGTTGTTATGTGTGCCAGGAATAGTAATCGTTCTAGTGAAATCCGATGTGCGTTGGTCAGGTTCTTGTATGTCAACAATAGATTTTTCTAGCTGAATAGGAACGTTATCAAACAAGTCTATGTTATAGTAGGTTGTTGCACTGTATATTTTTAATTCGGTTCTCATAGTGATTGTCTGTAGCGATTATAAGTTAAATCAAATCTAATTGAAAGGTTGTGCAATGCTCTGCCGTTCATGTACTTTTTAACATCGTATGCGCTATCTGATAAGTTGATTGGAACAAAAGTATTATCTTCTCTTTCTAACATCACAATTGGTGATTCTAATAAAGACTTCATCCAAACGCTTTCGTCATCGCTCAACCAATCAGATGTACATAACACATTATCTTTTATAGTCGTGTTGTATGTTGTTATTAATCGCGTGTTGGCAGTATAACCCAAAGGTGTTATCTTCTTAAATTGTGAGCGATCAATTGATTCGCTTTCTTGGCTTACTTTATTAAAGTTGTAAGAATCCCAGCCACCCAAGTTATTTAACCAATGTAATCTGTATATTGGGAACTTTTCTTGACAACTATTAACTGCAACCCTTATCGTTGCTACAACTGCTGTAGAATTATCGTAAAGTTCTACATCATAAAATCCGTTGGCTAATACTGCGGTGTCTAATCCTTGCAAGACAATTTCAGACCATAACACGCTAATGTTATAAACATATTGATTTGCAACAGATGTAGATGCGACTATGTATTCTGGAAGGCCACTTAATACCTTTCCTGAATCAACAACCGCACTTGGATCGTAATAGCTTAAGAATAAATCTTGCCCTTCCTTTATTGTGATTGAGTTATTTTTTAATAAATAACCAAAAGTTGAAACATTATAACTTGCCATAATGTTTGGTGTGAATTGCTCAAAATCAAATATTGAATTTAAAGCATACTTACTTCCTGACGTTGGGTTGCGTGTTAAGTTGGCAAATACAGTTGGAACTGTGGCCACGTCATACAACTCGCCAAACTGAACAAAATATGCAACCTGTGAATTGCTATTAAATGCCCACGTTGCCGAATATACGTTTGCCATATCATAAGTAACATAGTTCTTAATTACAGGACTTATATCAATTGTGATTCCAGTTGAACCAGGTTGCTTTGGGAATAGCAATCTTGACACTAAAGTTCCTGCAACATAAACATCAGCAATAAAGTTGAAGTTAGGTTCTGCCGTTCTTGTTGATGTTATACTAAATAACATTTGATTATATGCAGGTTGTGTTGTATTTGGACTGCTTACTACTGTTATGCTCATTTGATGCTATTTATTATATTGATTTTGATTGTTTGACCTAGTGCAACTTTAACATCGTTTCTTAGTTGTTTATTTCTTTGGTCATTTAATGCTTTGGCTAAAAAGTTTTTTGGTTCAATACCTCCGATTTTAGTCATTACTGCTAATTGTTTTGCTACAGTAATATTATCTTTTATTCCTTGTATTTTACTTTTACCTTTTCTGCTTAAAGTGATATTGTTTACTTGTTTTATTCCTGCTCTTGCTGCCCAATTCATAAACGATTTAATCATTTTTTTAGGAACTCCAAGGTTTCTAAATTTATATTTTGATTCGTTTGGTGGTTTAATAGGCTGCTTTTTTTTAGCTGAATGCTTTAACCCTTTTACTCCGTAATTTACAAACTTCCAATAATATTCACTTGTCACCACTTTAACCGAAACCGAATTTGGTTTTTGTACTGGCATTGATTCCATTGAACTTGCTAATGTGCTTGCGCTTCCTGATTTAGATGTAAGTTTGATTTGATTAGACATCAATTTTATATTTTCATTGCAGTGAGCAACAAGAATATCAGTAAGAACATTGCCCGATGCAGTTGCAAAGTCTTCTGTGCTTTGCCCATACTTCTTACCCAACGCTCTTAATGCGGCATCATTAGCCATTTCTTTTCATCCTTTCAATTTCTGCTTTATCGCTTTCGCCTTTGTCTTTCATAAACGAAACAGTGTTCAATAATTCAATCACATTTAAATTAAAATAATAATCCCACTTTTGCCTGTCGTTGTTTGACATATCGTTTATGGTTGCAATCCAACCCCATTTATCTCTAAATGATCCCCCACTTCCTTCACTACCTTCTCCGCTTCCGCTATCAAATAAGTTTGAATATTGTCGGTTAATGTCTTGAAGTACTCGCAAAAAAAAACATAGATAGGATAAACCTGTGCCATTTTTAATTCGTTCTTGAATGTTTCCGCGCGTTCTTTGTGATTATTTCCATCGTAAGGTAATTCTTTACCATACCAATTTACTTCAACGGCTATTGATGCTAAAACGTTGTGAATGTTTTTTTCAATCTTAGCTTCGTCTTTTAAAAAGTGCATTGAATCGATGTATTGAGAACCTAGTAAATCTTGTGTTCTCCATTTTAAAATCCACTTTTTGCCACCTGCTTTAAGTTTCATGTTGACTTTTCCACCTTCAGGTATTTCGGCAATTCTATCTAGCTTTTCAAGTCTTGAAATTAATTCGCCAATTGGTAATGCTTCTGCCCATTCAAGACTCTGCCCACTGACTTCGGCAAGCATTTTCATCTTCCTAATCAGTGGGTCAGATTCAAGTTCTGCAATTAGTTTTAATTGCAAATATTGTTTAATTGTTAGTTGGTCGTATGATGTGATCATTTGTTTAATATATAATTTTACACGTTTATTGTTGCATATTTTCCACTGGCTCTATTCGTCAAATGAATTAACGCAACATATCTTAAAGGATCAATCAAATGGTTGAAGTTATCAATTGGCTTGCCTGTTTGCTTTCCTTCTTTGTCGGTTTCCCAAACATAACCGCGCAATTCTTTAATTAAATTTACACTTGACTTGGTTACCATCAAATCGTTTCGCTTCAAAATGTCAATGCCTATCTTTATTGAGTCTGGCCCTTTTATCGCACCACGCACATTAAACCCCTGCCGCCTTAGTTCCTCGATTGATTTAGGTTCTGCACTATCGCAAATCAACTCATTGCGATTAAATGACATGGCTTTTAAAAAGTTACCAATATCGTTATTAGTCATGTTGGTTCTATGCAACAATTCATCAACCCAAATCTTGCCATCGTGTTTATAAACTGCAATTAATGTTGTCGGATCATTCGTAAAACCAAAATCCATTGCGTGGGCAATTAATTTAGCATCCTCAGGGATTTTATCTACTTGTTTCCAATTATCAATAACAACACCTTGAACCGAACCAATCTGACCTAATCCATAAACAGTCCACCAATTAGACCAATAAGAAGATGTTAACGCTTTTGTTTCTGCTTGCTCTATGTCGTGAATAATAGTTGCAGGCAACGCCTCGTTATCTTTATAAGTTAAAATTAAATGCTGTGAATCGCCATCTTGCATTAACTCAGTATGCGCCCAAAATTCTGATGTTGGATTAAAGTCTAAATAAACATCGCCACTTGTACGGATAGCTAATTGGTGATAGCTTTCAAAATCAATGTTGTTTGCCTCATTAATATAAAGCACGTTCCTTCTTGCACCTCGCAATTTGCTTTCTTGCTCTGCGCTAAAGAATTCAATATAACTTCCGTTAACAAATCGATATGTTAATAATGACCTGTTCCAATTCGCATCAACATAACGGCCTGTCCATTCCATTATCTTTAAAAAGTCCTTCATTGCGCCACGTCTTAGATGCGGTATGGTTTCGGACACAACAGATATTTCCAAGCCAGGTGTTTTGCAAGCCTTGTCAATTAGTATTGGTAAGATTCCAAATGTCTTGCCTGCACTTGTTCCGCCTTGAATGATTTTCTTTCTAGCCGTTAATGCTAGAATCCGATTAATTGCCGTTGTCCGTTTGAACATCTGGAAACAATGGTTGCTCTTTCATGACTACTTCGCTTTTATCAGTCAATCCGTTTAGTCTTGCAGTAATGCTTTGGCTATAAATGCCAACCATACCACCTTCGATTTGGTCGTTCTTAACTTTCCTTTTAATATGCGAACAAACCTCAATGAAATCGTTGTAAAATTCGCCTCTATTATCAAAGTAATTCCTGATGCTTTTAACACCATTCTCGTAACACCAACAATAAAAGCCATCCATTGTCAATGGTTTCTCTTTATCTCGATAAACAGCGTTGCCATCCTTACCAACATAATCCTGTACCTTCTTTGGGTTTGATTTTACCAACTCTAAGTATACATTGAACATGTCAAGTATCTCGTTTGGATCGTTTATTTGCTTTGTGCCTATAGGTCTTGCCATGTTATAATATATAAATATGCTCCATATTTGCTTTACCATTACCATGCACAAAAGTGGGCATAGTGAATTGAGGTGTTAATAACCTTTTACCATTAATCTCATAATCTTTGTTTAAAGTAATTCCGCACAAACTCATAAACACATCTTGTTCATAATCTAATTGCAGGTTATTACTCAAAACCCAATCGGTCATTATTCGTTGATCATCGTCACTATTGCTAACGTTTGTTTTTTGCATCAAACTTTTAAATAAATCAGCAGTCATGTAATAGCTTCCACTATTTGCAAACTTGAATCGGCTTTTAGTATGTGGGTAATGCTCGAATCGTTCAGCATCAGGCCAACAATTTATTTCGGTTGAAATTAAACTATCACTAACAATATTTAATTCACTTGGTTTTCCCATTGCATAGGTATCGTAACCATCTAAAAAAATGAATCGTTTAATGTCTGGATTCTGCATTAAGTATTCATAGGTCTGATTTAGCTTAGTTCCAAACCCTCGCCAACTTGCTTGGATAATTTCGTAATCGTAACCTTGTTTTTGCAAAGAACGCTCTAATTGGTGCGCTCTGCTTCGGTCATCACAAACCGATATAATTTTTAATGCTTCCATTTATTAATCCGTTTTTCATTTCGTTAAATTCTTTCATTCTATAACTCGCTTCATCGCGTTTCCATTGCGTGTAATTGTTTCCACCTTCGTCTAAATGATCAATTTCGATGTGAGGTAAAAAACAATTCTTGAATCCTGCCAACTTACTTCGCACACTCATGATGGTATCGTCAAAGCCATACAAGCCTGGCTGCATTAATCCGCCTATTTTGTCAATCAATCTATAATTATGCAGTACACATGTACCCATTACTCCGCTAACGTCTTCAACTATTATCCAAGGTTGCCCATTTTGATGCGGTAACATACGCAAAGTTGATTTAAATTCGTCATGCCTGCTTGGACTTTCAAGCAAATCCTTTCTTTTTAATCCTAACAAGCCAATTAATGGATCACGTTCAACTGCTTGTTCTAATTCATCAACCCAACCAACGCTAAGAATATCAACGTCATTGTCAATCTTAATTAAATGTTCTTTTGGTTTGCGTAATGCCCATGCTTTATTGATAGCTTTGGCAGTTCCTATGTTTTCATCCAACTCAATTACATCAACATTTCTATTCGTGCAAGTTAAAAACTCGCTAATAATATGCTTTGTTTCTTGGCATGAATTATTATCAACTATAATCAATCGATTGCAATCCAGATCCACTGTTTGGTAAATAGTGTTTAATGTTTTGTGAGTGTATTTGCTCCTGCCATTTTCTTCGGTATCGTGTACCGCCATTGCAATTAACGCCATACTATTTACCGACTGGCCTCCCTACTTTAGGCTTCTTTGGATTTTCAATCAATTGCTTTTCGTAATTAGTCAACCATCTGCCCATGTCACTAATTGCGTTAATATTGCAACCACTACATCCACCTGGTCTTATACCTGTGATGTTATGTATTAAAGATTTAATTTCAAGTAACTGTTGAGGCTGCCCAACCCAATCCGATTCGTTTTGGAATATCTTAATCAATTCGTAAATGGTGAATCGATGGCCTTCATCGGTTCTGATTTTGTTGTAAATTTCTTCGTATGTCATTAGGTTCATATTTTAAATAATATTCGTTTTGCAACTATTGAAATGTAAGCACCTATTCCCGCAACGCCTAACGCGTCAAAAATTGGTTTTATAGTTGGTATGTAACTTGATAAAAGAAACGCAAGCAATACACTCCAAAATGTTAAGCACACTATGCAGTTAAATGGCTTGAAGTCCATCCAGTTTGGGAATGGTAATGGGTTGACCGAATAAAATGCCAACCATAAAAATGCTATGCCTATGCTCATAATATTGATTTATAAAAATTGTAACGTAATTCTGCAACCTTGTCTATGTGGTATTCTTGCACATCTTCGTAAAGTTGCTCGGCTAATGTTTCTCGCAAGTCTTTTGAATCGATTAACGCCTTCATGTGTTTGTACCAATCATTTTTGTGCTTTACGCTCAAGCAATTCCAACTATGTTCTATAAGTCCAATGTATGGATTAACATGCGAAACGATTACCGATTTCTTTTTAAAGCCTGCCTCAAGCATTTTTAAATTTGACTTCATTGAATTAAACCTATTATCACGCAATGGAATCAAACTTATATTGATGTTGTCGTAAAATGTGCCATAGTTTAAAACGTCAGTTGCAGGAAACGTCATAAACGAATTAGCATCTGCTGTTCCTTTTGCGGATAATATACCTGCTATTGCGCAACTCGTCATATCTGTGCCATCGTAACCACCATGCACAACAGTAAATTTAGATTCTGATTGATACAAGTATTTGATCGCATCGTGCATTAACAACACATCTTCAAAGTGAGTGATTGAACCACTCCAACCCATGCGTGGTCTTTCAAATTCAACTTGTCTTGCCTCAAATTGATTTACTGGATTAATTCCGTTTGGAATAATACCGCATTTTGTTTTACCTATCTCAGCGTTTAAAACTGCTGCCAATCTTTCGTTGGTAGTTGTTACGGCATAGGCTGATTTTACTGCCTCGACTATTTGCAATGCATGGTTTTTTTGTTTAGATGCACCATGTAAGATGTGCCAAGGTGGCAAAACGTAATCATCATCTAAATCCAAGATGTATCTTAGCCTAGCTTTTTTTAGTTTTAGAATCAAACTTGAATAATCGCCAGTTTTAGAAAGAAATCTATTAACTACACAAAAATCGTATTGCATTAAAAAAGAAATCTCGGCCGTGTCTATTTCGTTGATCATGTCAACCTCAACGCCTTCATATTTGCCAATGACTTTATGTGGCTCAACTATTCGATGAAAGTCAACACCGCTAAATTTTGGATATGAAGGAACGACTATAAGTATTTTCATTTAAATGTTTTTAATTTGTTTTTAACTGCTCTTAACGCTGAGTAACTAATGCCTGTTATCTTTTCAACCTTTTTCATGTTGCCATGTTCGTTGTAAAGCAATACGACTCTATTTTCAAACTCAGATAATTCAAGCATGAATAATTCTGCTCGCCTATTTATTTGCTCATCGTATTTGATTTCTTCAACTTCTTCTTTAATGTCAGAAATATAATAAGGCATTCTTTGCTTGTGTTCTGGTTCGTCTTGATCGTCTATGCAAATCAATTCAAATTCATTCTTTAAAACTAATTTGCCAAACGTTCCTGTCTTACTTGACATATTGCGAACGATGCAATAAAACCAAAAATTAAGACCATCTAATCTTGGCAATCTATCTTCTGGCATTTCAAGAATCTTCAAGCATACTTCTTGCATTATGTCTTCGGCATATGAGTGATTCAAAACTTTGCAAATCTTTTTAAAATTTGGATCGCTAACTATTTTTTGAATCAATGCATTTCTCATTGCTTAGAAAAAGTATTTTGGATTTTTGTTCTTACTGCTTCCATTCCACCTGTTCTAATAATATCGTCAACCAATAACATCACTGTCACAGGTTGCCTTGTTTTTCCCTTTGGTCTTCCGCGTTTACTTTTTACTATTTCCATTTGACAAAAATATTAATTAAATTTAAACTAAAAAACTTTTAAACGAATATTTGCTTAAAATCATTTAAAGAGCGTATAACGAAGTATTTTTGCCCAAGTGATATAACACTACTCTCAAAGTGTTTTTGAGCCATAGATTGAGTATTAATATCGTTCTTGACCTCAACAAATATTACTTGACCTTGCAAAATTACAATTAAATCACTTACGCCAGTTAACACTCCACTTGTTTTAAAGTTCTTATTAGTGTAGGTCGCTTCGTTTGGCACACTAAATATTAAACCTAAACCTTTTCGAGTATATTCGTTTCTGAACCATACTATAATTTCTGCTTGTATTTGGAATTCGCTTTTCATTTTGGTATTTAGTAATAAAGTAACAGAAAGTAACAGCTCTCAAATGTTAACTGTTACTTAGAGTACCATAGGTTGTAACAGAGTAACAGTACTTTTTAAAAAGTTTATAAATTTAAATATAGTTAAATTATTATATAGGAAGTTGGTAACATATAGTTCTAGTTACTGTTACTGAGTTAAGTTATTATAAATCAATAGTTTGATTAAAATTAGCAAATTTCTTTTTGGTAAATTTATAAGGTCTACCAGTCTTTTTGTCTTCATTTAGGTTCGAAAATGGGTGATATTTACATAATTCGGTATTCATTTTCATTTCTGCTCTTATTATTTTTGAAATATAGTGAATTGATATTTGATTGTCTCTCGAAAACCATCTTTCTTTAATATCGCTTGCACTAGCATAGAAGGATTCTATTTGCGAGTTATTTAAAAAGAAATCCTCTAAGTGGTATTCTAACTCCTTGCGTAAGCCTGATTTGCTTTCTTCCATGATAACGTCTAGTTGGTTAGTTTTAATTTGGTCAGATGTAAATATCATGCGTGATTTCGTGAAGTCAATTGCAGGTAACTCGGTAAGGAATTTCAAGAAGCTAGGTATTTCAGCACCAAGGTCTAATTCAACTAAAGTGTTTAATGCTTGTATTTTTGGGACTTTACGAATCCAAAACCTGATTTCATCTTCTTCTACTTTTAAGAAGTCTTCTTCTTTATTAGTGCAAAGAATCACTTTTCCATAAAATGGAATAGCGTAATTAGAAACAAACTTTTGATTTACTATTATTTCTTTTTGGGTTGCTAATGCTTTTAAGCGTTCTATCGTGCTAGATTTCTCGATTGTAGTTTCGTCTATTAAAATAATATTCTTATCGCTATACGAACTATTAAAATCACTTGCAAGCACGCTTGGCGATATTAACGCTGTGTTGTTTCCAAATAGCATCGAAATCCAATTTAAGAAAGTAGTTTTACCTGTGCCGCGTTCTTTTGATACAAGGCAGAGAATTGGCAGTGGTTGTTTTGGGTAAAGATATAAGCATTGCATGTAAGTTAACGCAAGCATTACTTGTTCATCTCCAAAGATATGGCAAAGCATTGTTGCGGTAGCAGGAAAGTCATCGATTGAAATATCTTGCTTTTCGGATGGCTTATGCGGGAATGGTGAATATTGATTATAACAACCTTCAAAGACTAACGAGTATTCGGTGTTGTTAGGTTCGAGAGTAAAATCGTTAAATTTAGGAATCAATTGAATAAAGTCTTTGCCATGATCGTCAACAATGGTTTGCTTGTTAGTTGCTTTCATAGTCACAAGATTATATCCATATCGGTTTGATTTAGGAAACACATGAAAGTAATCAACACCAACGCGGATGTATGGAATTTCACATTTAATAATATCAAATTTAATATACGACTCGGCATGTTCTTGGTTGCCATTAAACATTATTTCGGTTAGCAACATAAATTTGGTTGTGATGCCATCTGTTTGAAGATTTTTATATTCGCGATGAATTTTGACAGTTCCATTTAATAAGTCGGTGCAAAAAGTATCATAGCCATCAACAAGTTTGATTTGAATTTTTGTAGAGGATATTATTTTAAAATCTTTTTGGCCTGAGAATATAGAAACGAAATCGCCAAAGTGATTAAAGTAATCTATTGGGTTATATTTGTAATTTGATTTGCTCATATAGAAAGTCGATTGTTTTAAGTAGTTCTAAATTTTCTTTTTGTAATTTAAATGATTTTTTGCGAGCGGAAAGTTCGTCTAAGTAAACATTACCAATTCTATTAAAAACAAAGTAAAGTGATTTTAAAGTTTTAATTGCGTTTTCTTTTCTTGCTCCTTCTAGTAAATCAACCGACTCGTCAAACTTTTGAATTATTGATTTAAGGTGTTCAATTGTTCGCAGGTTTTGTTCTTCGGCTCTATCACGTTCTTCAATTTCTCGCGTTTTAAAATATAGTTGTTCAAGTGTTTCAAGGTATCTTTTTTTATAATCCATATAGTCTTTTTAATTTATCAATGATTTTATCAGTCAATGCATTGTTAGTTCTGTTCATTCCTTCTAAACTATTACTCAAGCGATAGTATTGTTTTATGTATGATCTAATTCTTGGCTCAAGTGTATCGTTTGAAATTCGGTTGCAGAACGTTTGAGCATCACCATGAAACTTCCAAAGGTCAACGTATCGGTCGGTAATTATATTCCAATAGTGCGACTTGCCTAATTGGTTTCGTTGGCAATATTCAAGTATTTTATTTCCGTTAGGCCATTTAATTTCAACACTGGCGGTTGTTAGCCTATCGGTGTTGTCTGTTTCTAAAGTTCTGCCTGCTTTCGCTTTCGCTTTATTTTTGTGACCACATTCAGCGCATGGTTCTAAAGCAGAGCCAAGCCAATTAAATCCGCAAGAATCGCATTCTATTAATTGCGGTTTGGTTTGTTTTGGTTTTGATGTTCCGTTGTAAAATATATCTTTCCAATTACGATTATAACTCCAAGGCATAAATCTATCAACGTTTCCTCCAAGATCAATTACAATAAAATGATCTTTAAATATTTTGTCACTTGGTCTAGCACCTCTGCCTATAATTTGCAAGTATAACGATAATGATTTAGTTGGTCGGTTAATTATTATTGCTTCAACCTCTTTTACATCAAAGCCCGTTGTAAATGTACCTGTTGAAACCAATATAGCACCAGGTGTATTTCTAAACCACTCAACCATTTCTTTGCGTTCGCTCGCGTTATTGTGTACTGAATCGTATGAACGTATAGGGTAGCCATTAAACGTTTCGCACAAAGATGGATTTTGTTTTGTTGACGCGGTGAAGATCATTGTCTTTTTGCCTTCGCATTTATCCAAATATTCCGCCAATACGTTTTGATCGTGCTTGATTGATTCGGCTGCAATTTGGTTTTTATCTTCAATGTCTTTTACTTCTGAATAATAATTGTATTTAAAAACTAAATCCTTTACCAAGCTACCTTGCTCAATAAGTTCTTCAATCGATGGGCCGATGAATATTTCGTTATAGAATTCTGATAGCGTTATTGGCCTTGACCATTTAGATGCTTCTTCATTAAAGCAGCATATTGTTTTTTGTGTGTAGATGTTATAGCAATATTGACATTGATAATAACTTTCGCGATCATTTATTATTGGCGTGGCAGTAAATCCAATACGTTTTGCCTCTGGAAAGAAATCAAACGTTTTAACGTGGATTTGTTCATGTGCTTCGTCAATGATAAGTATATCAACATTTGGTGGGATAATACGCCTAGCATACAGCGTTTGAGTCATAGCAACCATAACATTGCAACGTGTAAGAGAATATTTACCTTTTGAGGTTATTGGTTCGCAATCTATTCCAAATGCTTTTAAAGTGTTAGCGGTTTGAATTACTAACTCCTCGCGATGCACTGAGATAATAATACGCTTTGTTGGCAACGCTTGAATAATTCCGCCAATGATTACAGTCTTGCCTGCGCCAGTAGCTGCTTGTATTAAGCAACTACTAGTGGCGTTTACGGCTTGACTAACTAATTGTTGTTGGTAAGGTCTGAGAATCATTTTTTATGCCTCTCGTCTAATATCATTGGAGTTGTGTTAACCCATTTGATTAAGTGGTGAATTCTTATATTGCTAGTATTCATCATTGAAACTTTAACTCCACTCGGATGCATCATTACTGTTGTAAAAGATTTGCAGTATGTTCCATATTTTAAATACATATCAGTAATACCGCTTTTTTGACTCTGCGTTTGTGCTTGGTCTAATTGGATAGAAGTAAAAGTAAAAAACAATTCGCCTCTACTACCAAGTGTTGTGTATGTGTTAACATCTTCGTTCATTGCGCCAACAAATTGAAATCGCTTTTTTGTACTACATACAAAAGAATTCATGCATTTTCTTTTTAATTTAGTTGTACTAAACCCTCCAATATGATCTCCACCCTGAGAAAATGCAATTGATTTTATGTTTATATTACTATCTAAAAAACCAACAAAGGTTGAAAACACTTTATTTATATTATTAACCCTTGCTTCATATCCTAATTTATTTTCAAACCTAAATTTAAATTGAGAATAATCATCATCAAGTTCTATAAAATAAGTAATACCTATTTCCTCTGCTATATCAAAACAAGCATTTCTAGCGTGGGTAATTGTTCTGCGTTCATCAAAATTATTTCCCTCATCAACTTTATCGGCTATTGCTTTTTTATCAAATATCTTAACGTTTTCAATTCCGAAATTCTTTTGATATTGCTCAATAGTTTTATCTTCATTATCTACAATAAAATAAACCTTGCCAGTATATCCGCACTTTTTTAAAGTTGCTAAGGTTTTTATATTATCTGGCCTTCCATGTGTTAAAATAAACACCGCGAAATTATTATTCTCCATATTCTTCTAAGTATTGAGTTTTAATTTCATCGCATAGCCTAACATAGCCAAGTTGAATTGCTTTTTCAAAGTCAATAATTACCAATGCAGACTTTTCCATTAAGTTTTGCACTTCTTTTGATGAATTAGCATAGTAATCTGCTATTCTTTCATAGTTAAAAACTGTATGCCTTTTAGCTGCTTCTATTAAAAATTTTTTGTCTTCGTCACTTACTTTAGAATTGTTGATCTCATTAATTAACCTATCTGTTTTAAGTTTATCATATAGCGACATAACATGTGGCTTTTGATTTTTAGGCTCATAAATTGGCGTTTCAATTTTTTTAGAGTATTTTGAATCTTCTTGGTTTGGTGCATACTCTTGGCCAAACATATTAATTTGTTTCATACGAATTGATTTATATAAGGTAAAGTTTTTGATGTTCCAACTCCAAGTATTCTGCAAGGAAAGTTTAATGCGTTAAACGTATCTAATGCAATTTGCATTGATTTTGCTTGCAACTGATACTGATTAATGATTAGTTTAGTGTTAGTTGGAGAGATGTAAATTATGAAATTTTTCATGATTTTATTAATTTTAAAATTTGTTCTTTTAATGTTATTGCTTTTTCTTTTGGTACTCTAAAACAAAGTACCAAAGTAGGAGCAGATTTTGGCCTACCTGCTCCTGTTCGTTTTTCTTTTTTGATCATTAGTTAATTGCTTCTTTTAATCTTGTTACTCCTAATAATTTTCTTGAAATCTGTATTTTTGCAAACCTTAAATTAGTATTAATGTTTTTTATTCCATTAATAGTAAATTCATAATAACCATTGATTTCTGTAATTTCAATTCCTTTGTAAATAATTGTAGTTGTCATTGTTTCGTTGTTAATTGTAGGACAAAAATAATATTATAATTGATATTTGTATACATAAATTTGTAACTACTTAAAAATTAACCGATTAAAATTTATTTTAAATTAAATTTATAATTCCATTAACTCTTGATCTAACCCTTCTAATACTTTATACATCGAATCTTGCAACTGCTCCCAATCTTTGCTCTTAAATCTGGCATCGCTAAGTAAGGTTTCATCAATCTGTTTAATGAAGTAGTTGATTTTGGGTTTAGCCTCTTTAATTACTCCGATGATGTGCTTGTTGTCTATTGCATCTCTGCAACTCCAAACTGTCTGCATTGCCTCGCTTGCTGCCTTGCTGCACATATAAGCCATTAAAAGGTTTTGGATAATAGTTCTTTCTGATATCATAATAGCGTTTCAATTTTTTTAATCCGTTCCACAAATAGCGCATCTTTGTAGTCAAGATAATTCTGAATCTTGGTTCGAGCGTTCATTATAGTAGTATGGTCACGACCGCCTAATCTTAAACCGATTGATTGTAGGCTTGAATAAGTATGTTTGCAGGCTAAGTAAGCTATGCAATGCCTCCACCACATTATCTCACGTTTGCGGTTATTGGATGTTAGTTCCTTTTCTGAGTAACCGCTTACTTTAGTTACTGCCCAAATGATGCCGTCAAGTGTTATCTTATGTTTGTTAACCCCATGAACTCTAACGTAGAAGTTTGGTTTGCTTATTAGTAGTGTCATTTAATTCTTTTGCCTTCAATATAAGTTCTTGTATTTAGTTGAATTAATTTCTTTGCCATTGCTGCTTCTATATCTTCTAGGTCAAAGCCTGTTAAATGCGCCATTTTAAACATTAAAAAGAAGCAGTCTGCTAGTTCATCCGCTTGCTCGTTTCTACCATCCAAGACTACCGCCTTTCTAAACTCCCAAACTTCTTCGTTGCGTAACTTGGATAATACGTCTAGCCATCTTTCATCGCCAAAGGTGTCTTTGCTCCATTGGATGTATTCGTTGATTAGTAATTGGTTCATACTATTCCATCATTAAAGTGTCCTAGATATAAAGAGCCAGCGTTTCTATCATTAAAGTAGGCATACATTAAATCAAAACCAAAGCCTGCAAAATCTTTACAAATCAATTCTATGTTTTCGAAGTTTTTAGGTTTTATTTCTGTTTCCTCAGCACCATGTTGAAATGAAAAGAAATATACAAACTTAATCGGCTTTAACTCTTTTTTTTCGGGTTGCTCCCCTATTATTATTACTTTTGTCATTGTGTTAGTTGTTAATGGCAGTAAGCAGTTGCCCGCCTACCGCCTTGTTAATTTAGATTTTCCAACATTTGATGCTAGTGAACCATCTGCCGTTATATTCCCTAGATTCGATATTAATCGAGCAGGTAATGGTGTGACCGATTTGATAGTCTTGCAGTCTGCTAATTGCTTTCTCGCTTACCTCAACTGCAATTAACTTTGGATAAGTTTCTTGAGTTTCTACTACAATCGTTTGCTTTTGCCATGCTTTGCCTGACTTGCTTTCGCCTGATTCTAATGGTAGAATCTGTTTAAGTGTTCCCTGAATTTCCATCTGTTTATTTATTTAAAGTGTGTTTATCAATTTAAGCATCATTTCATGCGCTATTTCTACCTTATCTAGGATTTTATCTATTCGTTCCTGATTGCGTTCTATTTCGATTAAATGATAGCTACGTTTAGAATCCTTGAATCTTGGATCATAACTCATAAAGTAACAAGAATCAGAATCGCACAAGTAAAGGTTAGTTTGGATCTGATCATAATATTTCGGTAGTTCAGTTTGAAAGTTCTTAGAGTTAACAAATGCCTTGTAGTATAGATGCGTATCGCTATTAGGGCATTTTATCTCTACTATCTTTTTTTGGCTTGTCAAAATCATATCAGGCGTTCCACCTAACTTGCCGTTGGTAAAAAAAACAATCCCACCAGAAGAGGTATAAATGACATCTTTACTCGCAGGGTTGAGTTCAAGTAATTCGCACAACCTCAATGCTGCTTCTGATTCTTTTTCTTTACCCCATTCCATTTCGCTGTTATAATAATTAGGCTTTGGCGTATTAAAATAGGCTGCTACCTTTTCTAACAAATAAGTAATCGCTCCGTCACTTAATAGTCTTCCCTCTGTTTGTGCTTTTTTGGTTGGCTCAGCCATTAGCCTGTTAACCTCTGATGCTGTGAATTGGGTTTTACGATTATCTAGCCAATCCGTTTCTGTTTCAAAATTTAATCTTTTAATTTCCATTTAGTTTCTCCTTATTGTTACCGAATTTTGCTGCTAGGTCTGAATCAGGTTTGTAGTCTAAAGTTTCCTTTCTATTCAAGTCTGCACCGAATAACTTACCGATATGGTCGGCTGCATCTTTTACGGCTATGGTTTTAGCTATTGGAAACGCCATTGATAATGCTCCATTGTTAATGTTTTGCAGGTCGGCAGGTGAAGTTCCTTGCTTGGTTTGTAACTGAGCCGCTCCTATGCCATCAAACTGCATCACTTCTCCGTTTGTAGGGTTCTTTATTGTTAACCTAACAGTTACCCATACGCCATTGAATGCCGTGCCTTGACCTGTAATCTGTATTTGGTAGGTCTTGAAAATTCTAGTTAGTAAATACTCGACCTTGTCAATCGGTAGGTATTTGTAGCCCCTAATGAATGGATGCTCTTTAACCCATTTTGCAGGCGGTGGTTGGTTTAAAAGTAGATTTAGCTGGTCGTTCTTGTACGCTAACTCAATGTCCTGAGTTAAGTCTGCGAGTGTTGGTAGTTTAGTTTCCATTTTAAATAGTGTTAGGGTGATCTGTAATAGTTGGGAACATAATCTCTCTTGCTTCCTTCATGCCATCTACCTCGGCCGAAATAATAAGTAGATCAATGTTAGATTTTAAAGTGCTTTCTGAGATGTTGCTGCCGCTATCAATGATCTGCTTGATTAATGCGGTTTTGATTGATTGTGTGTTGCTCATAAAAATAATGAAATAGTAAAAATAAAAAATAAACCTAGTAACACGCCACCTAACTTATCAAAATAGTTTAGGTCGCTGATTTCTCTCACGCGTTCTGCCCATGCCGCATCTATTGTGTCGGCTAACTCAGGATGTAATTGAACTGCTTTGATTTTCTTTAATGCCTCTATTTTAGTCGGGCAATTAGCCTCATGTACTTGGTCGATCAAGTCTGATTCAACGTAGTCTAATAATGCTTGATGTCTCTTTGCATCGTCAATGATAAATATTCTGTTTTCCATGTTATTTCTTGTAATAAAAGCTAGTTAATAAAGTTTCGTATTTAGTCGCTTCAAGACTTGCTTCGTGCCAATCTTCTTTAATCTTGGTTAGCAAAGTGAAGTCTTCATCCGTGCTGTTTTCTGAGTTGCAAACTTTGATTTGCTTTCCGTAGTTATTAAATAGCCTGATGTTGTTATCAGTCGCTCTTTTAATGTTTAGTTTTACTTGTGTGCGTGTCATGTTAGTTATTATTCATGTTTTGAAGTAACTCCCGATAACTTACTTTGCCTTTCTCGCCTCTCATATACTTGCAGGCTCTGAATAGTTGGTTGCGTGTCATGCCGTTGCGTTTAATGAAGTCTTGGCGTTCTTTGCGTGCTTCCTTGCCAACTATTAAGGCAAGCAGCGTTAATGTAAATAGCCACATCATATTTGCTCCTTTTTTAAAAGCATCTCAATAGCCTCGTTGTGTAGGTCAGCTATTGACACGATTGGTTCAGAATCTGCTTTGATTTTGTTGCGCCTAACTTGTAGGGCTTGCAGCCTATTTGGTAGGTCTACATTGAGTAGCGTTGTTGCCACTTTACGTTTTGGTTTAGTTATGTTTGCCATATTATAAGTATGTTATTGTGTTTTCTTTCTTAGTCTTCTTAGATGCTTTGTTGTTTGCTTCTACATAGTTGCAGAATATGCTAGTTAAAATAGCCATGCAAGTGAGTGTGATTAGTGTTGCCATTGGTTAACGTTGTTGAATTTGCAATACCTCAAAATTAACATCACCATTGAAAGGGCATTTGCCTTTGTACTTTTCTTGCCACCTATTATTTATCTCGTCACAAGTGCTTGCTAAGTTAGTTTCACTTGGCATTAAATGAGTAGTTGTATATGGCTTTTGATTTACTCCAAGCCAAACTCTTTGGGCTTTATAGGTTACAAAAAATTGACCTACTACTTTGGTGTTATCACCTCTTTTTGAAATTATTGTTGTCATTGTTTTGATTGTTAATTGTAGGACAAAAGTAAAATAATTATTTAACTATGCAAAATAAATATTTATGTATTG